CTTGACAGAGTTTCTCATAAAATTGTCTCTTTAAAAGAGAGTGGTTCTAACTTTATCGGTAAGGCAAAACTTCTGAATACTCCCATGGGTAAAATCGCTTCTTCTCTAGTTGAGGAAGGCGTAAAACTCGGCGTTTCTTCTCGTGGTATTGGTTCACTTAAAATGACCCGTGAGGGAGTAAACATCGTTGGCGATGATTTTATGCTAGCAACTGCTGCTGATATTGTTGCTGATCCTTCTGCACCTGATGCTTTTGTTGAAGGTATTATGGAAGGAAAAGAATGGGTATGGGATGGCGGCATTCTTCGTGAGAAGTTTGCTCATAAAACATACAAACAGATCAACACATTGGTCGATCAGAAAAAATTAGATGAACAGAAATTGAATTTATTCAATGACTTTCTTAATAGCATCTAATTTTACACATTAAATATTTTAATTTATAAATAAATATAGATTTAGTAAAGGTAAATCGGAGAGTTCAAATGTCTCGTGGCAAAAAATTACAAGAAATGGAAGTAAAGACACAGCAATCCAAATCCGCTGTTAATGCTGGTGCGAAAGCTGCTGATCCTATGCCAACCATGGCAGATCCTGGCACTCAGTTAGGAAATGTCGAAGATCTTGGGGGTCCTACTCCTGAGAACTACAAACCAGATGATGATTCAGCAAAGCTGAAGACCCCTGGTGGCACCCTTAAGCAAGTTAAGGATGTTGTAACCAAAGGCGCAAAACCCGCAGAAGCAGCAAAAGGCATGGCAAAGGAAGAAGAAGAACTCTCACAAGAAGACACAATCGAAGAGGATCAAGAGATCGTCGATGAGATTGTAGACGAGGAAGTTGAAGAAACCGTAGAAGAGTATGATGTCGATGAAGATGTCAACGCTCTCCTTGGCGGTGAAGAACTTTCCGAAGAATTCAAAGAAAAGGCAAAAGTCATCTTTGAAGCAGCAATCAATGCTAAAGTTGCCACTGTTAAAGAGGAACTGGAAGAAAAATATGTTGCTGCACTTGAAGAGCAACTTGCAGAAGAGAAAGAAGCACTCGCTGAGCGTGTTGATTCTTATCTGGAGTATGTTGCTGACGAGTGGTTCGCTGAGAACGCTCTCGTCGTAGAACATGGTCTCAAGACTGAGATGACCGAATCGTTCCTTGAAGGAATGAAGGGTCTATTTGAAGAACATTATGTATCAATCCCTGACGAAAAATATGATGTACTTGAGAGCATGGTAGAAAAACTTGATGAAATGGAAGAAAAACTCAACGAGCAGATTGAGAAGAACATTAGTCTGAACGGTCGCCTCTCTGAAGCAACCGCTGATGGCATTCTCGATAAAGTCTCTGAAGGTCTCGCAACGACCCAGAAGGAGAAACTCGCATCACTTTCCGAAAGTGTTGAGTTTGAAAGTGAAGAGCAATATCGTGAAAAGTTGGAGATGCTGAAGGAATCTTATTTCTCGGCACAGAAAACTTCGACTTCGACCAAAACAGAAACTCTTTCTGAAGGTGTAGATTCATCCCCCGAATTTGTTTCGGGATCCATGGATGCATACCTGAAGACTCTGAGTTCCTTTGGCAAATAATTGAATTTAACATTATTTCAAACGTAAACGTCACACTAAAAAGGTAAAGCAAATGTTCCAATCCGAACAGTTGCAGGAAAAGTGGGCACCTCTCCTCAATCATGAGGGTTGCGATCAGATCAAAGATCCCCATCGTAGAGCTGTTACTGCTGTCCTGCTTGAGAACCAAGAAAGATTTTTAAGAGAGCAATCCTCCTTCGAGCAAGGTGGTATGCTGTCTGAAACCCCAACCATGAACACTGGTTCTGGTGCTAATGCAGGTTTCTCTGCTAACGCTACCGCTACCGGTCCTGTTGCAGGTTTCGACCCCGTTCTGATCTCCCTGATCAGACGCTCCATGCCCAACCTGGTCGCATATGACCTGGCTGGTGTACAACCAATGAACGGTCCTACTGGACTGATCTTCGCAATGCGCTCCCGCTATGGTACTAACCGTACTACTGGCGATGAGGCATTCTACAATGAGCCCGATTCGGCATTCTCCGGTCAGGACGCATTTAGAAACGAACTCGACGGCGCTACGGCAGTTAACTCAGGTATGGGTACTACCACTCAGTCCGGCACTAACCCTGCAGTTCTGAACCCCGTCTCCACTGGTACTTCTACCTCCTATGACGTTGGTCAGGGTATGCGTACCGACGTGGCTGAAGGATTAGATGGTGCTGGTCCTGACGGTGCTTTCGGTCAGATGAACTTCTCCATCGAGAAGGTCACTGTTACTGCTAAGTCCAGAGCACTGAAAGCTGAGTACAGTCTTGAACTGGCTCAAGACCTGAAGGCAATTCACGGTCTGAACGCTGAAGCAGAACTTGCTAACATTCTCTCCACTGAGATCCTCGCTGAGATCAACAGAGAAGTCATCAGAACCATCTATAAGGTTGCTGAGCAAGGTGCTGTTCAAAACACCGCTACTGCTGGTGTATTCGACCTTGACATCGACTCCAACGGTCGCTGGAGTGTTGAGAAGTTCAAGGGTCTCCTGTTCCAAATCGAGCGCGATGCAAACGCAATCGCACAAAGAACTCGTCGCGGGAAGGGCAACATCATCATGTGTTCTGCAGACGTAGCATCTGCACTGACCATGGCTGGTGTGCTTGACTACACCCCTGCACTCAACGCTAATCTTACCGTTGATGACACGGGTAACACCTTCGCTGGTGTTCTGCAAGGTAAGTATCGTGTATACATCGATCCTTATTCTGCAAACCTCAACGCTAACAACACTGCAAACGGCAACCAGTATTACGTCTGTGGTTATAAGGGTTCTTCACCTTATGACGCAGGTCTGTTCTACTGCCCCTACGTTCCTCTGCAGATGGTTCGTGCAGTTGGCGAGAACTCCTTCCAGCCGAAGATTGGCTTCAAGACCCGCTATGGTCTTGTTTCCAACCCCTTCGCTCAAGGAACCGACCAAGGCATGGGTGCACTCAACGTTAACCAAAACCGTTACTACAGAAGAGTTGCAGTTAAGAACCTCATGTGATATAATTTCCTTACGTGTGAAGGAAGTGCAAGGGGGAGTCTTCGGACTCCCTTTTTTTATCTAAATACTTAGAAAACCGATGGCAAGATCACAAATAGAAAATCGTAATTTTCTTTCTCCAACAGGATTTCAATTTAATTTAAAGAGAAGTCCGAAAGTTGCCTTTTTCTGCAATGAAGCTAATATACCTGATTTGAATCTTGGTGTTGCCTTTCAACCAAACTACCTGAGAGACATTCCAACACCTGGAGATAAGATAGATTTTGGCGATCTATCCTTGAGATTTTTGGTTGATGAAAATTTAGAAAATTTTATGGAAATTCAAAACTGGATTCGTGGATTAGGATATCCAGAGTCAGTTCAAGAATTTAGAGATCTCAATAGTAGTGGTATCGTAAAAGGAAAATATTTAAAAGATAGACAAAACATATACTCAGATGGAACACTGCAGATTTTAAGTAGTAATCTAGTTCCAAAATTTAATGTTAATTTTAAGGATTTATTTCCAACCTCATTAACTACACTTACATTTGATGCCACAGATACTGACATACAATACTTTACAGCAAACGTAGAATTCAAGTATACTAGTTATAATATGACTAATATGAAAAACCAGGAGTTATGAGTGTTGATCTTGATACCATTCAAGGAATGTGGGAAAAGGATTCCAAATTAGATCCAGACAACCTACACACAGAATCACTAAATATTCCCACACTCCATGCAAAATACTTTGAACTGTATAATACCATCTTTTTATTAAGGAAGAAGGCAGAACAGCAAAGGAAGAATATTAGACACGAAAGGTATGAATACTTCAGTGGCAAAGCAGACCCTGATGTATACATAACAGATCCCTTTCCAAAGAAGATAAGAGATAAAGATACCATGCAGAAGTATCTTGATGCTGATGCTAAATTGTCGAATGCATCGCTCAAGATTGATTATTATGATACTATGTTAGTATACATAGAAAGCATACTAAAGCAGATTAACAATCGCACTTATCAAATTAAGAATGCTATTGAGTTCATGAGATTCAACGCAGGATTAGGTTAATGGAACAGGAGGAACAATATTATCACTTGGAGTTGCCAATAGAGGCAATTCGTGTGATACATACTGGTTTATCTCAAGCATGCAATAAATGGGCTGGTGGAGATCCAGTAGAGCAAGAAGATTTGCTTACAATGAGAGATCATTTTTATAGAATT